TGTATGGCATGTTCTACTTGGGTTGGTAAGGTGAATAACTATGCGATAGAACCAGTGCATACTGCTCACACTATTAATCAGCGTATGAAAGAACATTTCGGAGTTGAAGAATGATCAAAGGACTAATGGGCACATGCGGAGTAACAGTATCAGCTGGCAACACAGCCCTGCCCTATGTTAATCCAAATCCCAATAATCCTATACAAGGTATGCTACGCATTAACAATACAGAGCTAGAAGTGTTTAATGGCACCATGTGGCAACAGATCGCCAGCAGTTATGCCACTGTAAGTCTAGATCAAGAAATACTGGATGTGATCCAATGGGCCCGAACTCAACGCACTATGGCCATGAACCGTCTTACCCTAGCAGAGAACAATCCAGCACTGATGAAAATTCTAGAACGTATCAAAAAAGCCGAAGACGACTTTGAGTTATTGGCCAAGTTTGTAGAACATGATCGAGCATGATGAACGTTCACTGCCGGGTGAAAGCAATCCCAATTTTGCCCGGATGGTACGCGAGTATTTGAGCAACTTTGCCTACTATAAAATTCAAAAAGATCCAGCCCAAAGAGATGATATCCACGCATGGTGCAATCAATACCTAGGAGAACAGTACAAGGATTGGTTTATCTATGAAGGTGGCAAGTATGACAAATGGTGGACTGTAAACATTCGCAGTCCAAAAAAAGCCACACTATTTGCCATGCGTTGGATGGACATCATAATCGAAAGTGTTGACAGACGCTGTCAATAATTATATACTAACGACATCGCAATCTGTAAGAAAGGAGCTGACATGACAACAGCTCGTACAAAAGGCTTCCGCAATTGGCTGCAGGAAAAGTGGATGGAACATAAAGACGAACTAGACAGTTTGGGTATTCGTTGCGACTATGATGTCCAACACTATTTTAACAAATACAAATACTGGCTAAAACGTGAATATCGTCATTGGTCCGGGAGAGTTTAATGGAACATATTCTTTTAATTTTAGCACTACTGTTTATCAAACATTGGTACATTGACTTTGTTAACCAAACAGCAGAAGAAGTAGCATGGAAAGGCACTTACCTTGATTGGCGAGGTGTCAAACACAGTCTAAAACAAGGCTTGGGCACAGCCATTGTACTGTTTGCTGTAACTAACTTGGACTTTGAAACAGCAGTATTCTTTGGCGCACTAGACTTTATATTTCACTATCACATTGACTGGTCCAAGATAAACATCAACAAACAAAATAACTATACTGTCGAGCATCCTAAGTTTTGGGCTTGGTTAGGTGCCGATCAACTGGCCCACAATTTGACTTATCTGTTTATCATTTGGGCCATTATATGATCAATATAAAGTTTACAATTGAAAACCCTTGGTGGGATAGATTTGCCAGCATCAACTGCTGGCATGGTGCTACACCATTTAAACATAAGTTTTGGGAAGTGCAGATTATGAAAAGCGATGACATTGTCGCTTTTGATTTAAGAATCACACATGGATGTGATCATGCAGGACTAGACCTTTGGTTGGGTCTATTGGGCTATGCTGTCAATGGGAAAATCTATGACAGCAGGCATTGGGATAAAGATCAGTGGCAATTTGATATAGAGGAAATGAAATAATGTTAGAATGTTTAATTCTAGGCGATAGCCTTGCAGTAGGTGTAGGACAAATACGTAAAGAATGTATTACCTATGCTAAGAGTGGTATCAACAGTTATGACTACGTTAACAGGCATGTGCTTCACACCAACGGTAATACACAGGCCAAGACTGTGATTATCAGTCTAGGTTCGAATGATTACAAAAGCATCAACACTTATGAAGAACTTAGAACTCTGCGTCACTTAGTCAAAGCTGATCGTGTTTATTGGATCATGCCTGCAATCAAAGACGTTAAACGTGCTAACGTGGAAAAAGTTGCGGCGCACTTCAACGATGTTATTATTGACTCTCGCAAACACGAGCTTGGTAAAGACGGTGTTCATCCTACATACAACGGATATAAAAGCATAGCCAATGAAACCCGTAGTATTGACCGTTGAACAATGGCAGACTATACGTCTAGCCTTGCAAGAAGAATACCCTAAGACTGTTTTCATGTTGCGTGACAAAATGAAACGTGTATTAGGGTTTACTGTCCGCGAACACAAATCATGGATACCCAAACCTGACGGTGGCTATAGTGATTATCAAATACATTTAGATTTTTACAGTCAAAATAAACGTACAATGTTTTTAATGAAATTTAGTGAAGTGATTGGTAACAATGGAAAACTGTGAAGTAGGACCTTTTAGGTTGCCAGGCCTTGCTTTTGACAGGGGAGAACTGCCTGAAGATCTGCTGTTAGAAATGCAGGAGTGGGCATCAGCTGAAGGTGTAGGTATGAGCATGACAGAACGCTTGTGGAGTTTTAAAAAAGAAGCACACAGAGAATGGTTCATACTTCGCTGGAGCGACGAAATTAGCAAACGCTGTAAAAAGGATGACGATGCTTAAAAAGAAACTGCTGACAGATCGTACAGGCGACCTCCAGAACCAAATACTAGAACAAAAGGCACAGGAACTTGCCAATCATGTGGACAGAGAGATACTGTGGAGCATGTTAGAAAGTCTAGGATGGCAACGTGTTATTCTACCTTGGCCAGTGACTATGGACAATCTTAAAGAGATGCACACATGGGTTGATAAAAATGTCAAAGGAGCCCACGAGCGAAATCGCTCTGACTTTATCTTTGAAAACGATGACGATGCTATGTGGTTTAAACTAAGGTGGCTAGCGTGAGTGAATCAGCAGAACTAGAGCCTTGGCAACAACGTGCCTTGGATACAATTAAACAACACAAAGGCCGCGAGTTTAAAGTTATGATGTCAGGCCGAGGTGTAGGTAAGAGTATACTTAATAGTCAAATGACCGCTTACAAGCGAATGTTTGATGATATATGGGTAAAACCCATTCAGGATCTTGTATTGAGCGAAGGTACGATATATGGGTCACGTTACTACACGGTAGAACCTGTTGGTGGTAGCTGGATTGATATGGAAACATGGTGTTTGGATACTTTTGGTAGTACAGGCAACATATGGTCTGAAACTAAAAATCTTACACCAGAACCCTTGCAACGATGGTATACTAACAATCGCAAGTTTTGGTTTAAAGAATTAAAAGACCGCGATTGGTTTGTATTAAGGTGGAACTCGTGATTGATTACACAGACTACATGGTCATGCCCTGCGGAGGCGTAGCTTACTATGACGAACCAACTAATGGTATGAACTACTTTTGCGCCCAATGTGAATGTATAGTAGGCAGTGATGCCATGCCCGAGGCTTGTAAGGAAGAAGAAGCGAAATGGGAAAATTGGAAAGCATTGGGAGGCAAGGGGTGGGATTACTTTGCTGAACCAGATGAATACTTTTAAGGCAAATACAATGAGCAGTAAGTTCTTTCAAAAATTTGATATGCATGTCCACCCTAGCCATCGTAAGATGCGTAGGATTCCTCCTATGAGAAAATATACCAATCTATGGAACATAGATGCCAGTGATGCGGCAGTTTATCAGCATACCCTTGATGTAGAAGAAGTAGACTGTGTTGATGTTACCATGCCTGTGGATCGACTGCAAGAACTAGAAGATATGATTTCATGGTACGAAGATAAAGAGCAGAAGAATCGACATAACAATGAAATAGTTGCAATGCTACGCAAGGATGAACGTGTACGAATCGAAAACCCTGCTGTGCAAAAGGCCTATATGAAATATTTGATGCTATTGGAGTTATGCCGTAAATGATAATTGAAAAATCCCCTTATTGGGATAAACTTGTTGACCATTACTATGATCATGTCAAATGGGAAGGTGGACCCAATAACATCTATGACTGGTTAGAACAAGAATATTCAATCAAATCAGATACAGGTAGTCAGGTGCTTGAATTTTTAGATAATAAAAAAGGCACATGGTTTGTGCTAAAATGGTCATGAGAATAAAAAAATTAGATAAAAGAATGACCGGTTACGGGGAATTCAAATATGGTGTAGACTTTGGCTGGAACTGGCAAGGTGCAAGATTTGATTTAGTGCGACAATGGTGCTGGGAAACACTTGGTCCTAGTGTTGAAGTAGACATTTGGAGAGAACTTGTAACAATCAACGAACCTCGCAATGCACGGTGGGCATGGGCTCGTGATCAATATAGAACTATAATATATCTAAAATCAGATGCTGAACGTAATTGGTTTATCATGCGCTGGGGAACAGAATGACCAATCATGCTGATGAAACATTTAAACAAGAACGTAACAGATATTGGCAAGCCATACATAATATGCGCCCAGAATACATAGAACAGTACAAAGGTGATTATGGTATGAGTCGACCTAGCGTTCATTATTGGGCTGAACAGAAATATGGATTTCAAATGGAAACAGACGGTGAAGGAAACTACACAGCTAACTACAAAGTCACAGATCCTAAGAAATTTATGCTTTTTCAAATAAAATATTGGAAATAAAATGAACATTTATATAGACATGGATGATGTTGTAGCAGACTTTAAAAGTTATGCTAGAAAAGTATTAGGCAGTAAGCATGAAGGAGAACGTTTTCCTGAACATGAATGGCAACATCTTAGAGACAATCCCAGATTGTATAGAGACTTGCCTCTTAAGGAAGGTGCTGTTGAGTTGGTGCAGTGGATACTGTCTTACCAACAAGCACATCCAGAAACTGTTGTTGCCTTCTTAACAGCAGTACCAAGGAACAATGATATGCAATGGGCATTTAATGATAAAGTTTGGTGGGCAGACAAATACTTTCCAGGCATTCCTGTTTTCTTTGGACCTTACAGTCATGACAAGTGGCAACATATTAAACAGCCAGGAGATATCCTCATCGATGATCGCGTTGGAAACAACGAAGATTGGATAGAAAACAAAGGACGAGCCCACCTCTACAAAAACTGGACCGACTGCAAAGTTTGGCTGGAGAAAGAGCTTGGCCAATAATGATCAAAACTGGATGGACACAGGCCCTTTAGCAGAGCCAAAAGAAAAACGTTTTATCAGCAAGTATATGTTATTTGGTGATAAGGTACACGAAATACATACTGTCGTTGTACATCGTTTTCGAATGGGTGATGTAGAAGATCCAGACTTGTATGCCGCACAGCCGTTACTAGATTGGCAAAACAGCGAAATGGGCGAGTGGGTAATGGAACGAGCAGTGGATACTCCAGAATGGCATAGGATGGCAGATGTTGCCAATTACGGATACCAATATGCGATTGTAGCCAAACTTAAAGATATTGATTATACCTGGTGGACTCTTAAATGGGGCAATTCTCAAGTTGACAACAAGTAATTCTTCTGCTATAATAACTCATGAGCAAAACAATCTTCTACAAAAAACAAGGCCGCCGTTATATTCCTGTTGCAGAATATGATAACGAGTATTTGGATAGTTTTCCAAAAGGCAGTCATTTAGTGCAGGTGTATCCTGGTGGTAGTAGTCGCCGTTTTAATATTGATCCTGCCTATGCTCCTATGATTGCCGCAGGTCGTGTTGCCGAAGATGCTATCAGCAAGGCTGTTCAAAAGGCCAGTGAGATGCGACCACACAATAAGCCTATTACTGAAAAGCAACGTAAGGCTTGGGAAAATTTAGCCAAGGCGTTTGGTAGCGATCGTTACTATGTAGAGATTCCTAGTGCAAGGGAGATTGCTGAAGAAGGCGTAAAAGCCATGGCAATTGAAGCTGAGAAGTTATTAGAGAATCCTAGTGTTCGTAAAGCCTACGAACGATTTTTATTGATTTGTGAACTAACGAAAGAACATAATGAAAGAACAGAGTGAATTGTTGTGCAAAGATTGTAAACATAGTTTTAGAACTATAGGTGGTATGCTTTCGCACGGACCGTTTAGCGAGTATGCCTACTACTGTAAAAAAAGTTTTAAACCAACACACGCAGAACCAAATCCTGTAGTTGGTGCAAAAAGTGTAAAAGGCAAATACGATCTCTGTGGAATCAATCGTATTGGCAGCACACAACGAGAAGATCGTTGTGGAGAATTAGGTAAATGGTGGGAACCAAAAGAAAAGAAACATTTGTTTCTCTTAATTAAAAAGGAGTCATACTAACATGCAAATTAGAGCAACTGAGAATTCAGAAAGTTTTGGAAACTGCGGATGTGGCCGCAGTCCAACAGGCAAGTGTATTGGATTACACAGCCTAAGCGAACAGCAATGGATTGAAGGCAAAACACAAATCCTTGCCAACATTGCCATGGGTCGTGGTAAAATTGGTATAGAGAAACCAGTAGGAGAGCCAGATGACGAAGTGGCTTAATCGTTGGCTTTATCTCAAAGTGCGTGACATGTGGGATAATCGACACAAGTACGAAGCACAGATAGAAGAAGCAGAATACAAACATAGGATATCATCAAATAAAATGTCAGGATTACAAATGGGCACGGCAATGGTAGAACGTGGAGCCGCAGAAGGGCAAGATCGTATTACATTTGAACTAACTGCCGCAGTTGGCGGCCGTATTCTTAATGTACGCAGATATGATGAACGTAAGGATAGACATGACAATCAAACGTATGTTATACCCAGCGGCGAAGATGTAGGAGCTAGGGTGGCTAAGATTTTGAACCTGGAATTGATTAAATAACTTTACTCTATCAAGGAGACACAAATGGATCTTTTAAGCACCTTAGTTGTTGTGGCGATTTCTATGTGGGTAGGTTGGCATCTGAGAGGGATAACCATTCTTTCTAGATTTGGAAATGATCCTGATCATTTTATTAAACTGCTGCAAAAGATTAAAGAAATTAATGCAGAGGAAATGAAAGACGACGATGCAAAAACTAGTGGTACCGAACTTAAGATTGAACGCCACGGTGATGTCTTGTATGCGTTTATCAAAGAAAATAACCAATTTGTAGCTCAAGGTCCTGATTTGGCCAGCGTAATTGATCAAGCCCAAAAACGATTCCCAGGTAAGAAATTTTTTGGCTTAATTCCTCATAGCGATCCAGCCAAAGAACTTGTATAAAATACAGTCTTGTTATATACTGTGAAAAGCTGTTAATTACAGCATAAACTAAAAGAGGAAATACAAATGAAATTTTTTAATCCAGAAACAAAAACTTACAAAGTTTTCAATGCACTTTACAACGGTGAAGCATTGACCGCATCAACAGCGCAAAAGCGTTTTGGTGTTAAGAACTTGGCTGCTGAAGCAAGCCGTATTCGTAAGAACGGTTACGCTGTTTACACAAACAGCCGCACAGCAGGTAACGGTGTTACTGTTACTGAGTATGTCATGGGTAAGCCTTCACGTGAAATCGTGGCGCTTGGTTACAAAGCAAAGGCAATGGGTATCACTCTTTAATTTAAAGAGGATAGGCCTATCCCAAAGTCAAAAAGCCCCACATGCTGGGGCTTTTTTTATACATACAATATGATTGATAAAATTTTTAAACCCACACTTGATTGGATACGAGATGACTGGAAATCAAACAAGTTTAGATTCTGCATTGAAGTCTTGGCTTGGGCAATCTCAATTGGTTGTTCAATTACTATGGCAGCAACTGTTCCTAATCCGCCACTATTGGTACTTTATCCTATTTGGATTGCTGGCTGTTCCATGTATGCTTGGGCTAGTTATACTAGGAAATCGTTTGGCATGTTGGCTAACTACCTCTTGCTGGTAACCATTGATACTATTGGATTGATAAGGATGCTTTAATGAAGTTAAATGAGATGTACACGAGTTATGAAGGCAATGTGTTTAAAATTAAAGGTGTTTATACCAAGGACGACGAAAACGATCCATGGGTAGACTACGTTAATGTAAAAACTCTGCAAGAATACTCTTGTCGCCAGGCAGCTTTTTTATCTCGGTTTTCACGACTACCAGACTCAAACTAGATGAGCAGTTGGACTGAATATCATAAAGACATCTGCAACAGATGGGATTTTTCGCCAGCTACAGATATTAGTACTGGTTACGAAGATGTAATAGATCAGCTGGTAGCCTGTTCAAAGTCTGAATGGCTCAACAGAGATGAAGTTGGTAAACAACAATTACAACAACAAGTATTCGATATCTACAGATCCAAAGATATATTACCAATATTCTATTATAGCCAACAAGGTTGCGAAGATGAAATACGAAGTGTTAATCAACAACACACTGAAGTTCGCAACGGAAAGATAAGTGTTGGTGCTACTGGCGGTTTGAGTTTTTGTCGTTTTTGGTTTCCTAATATGCAAGAAGCATATACACTAGGAGCCAAACATATTAGTCTAGACAGCAGATTTCATAACGACGCCAAACTAAAACGTGCAATTAAAATTTGCTACGAACACAGGGACGAAGGCGATAAAGCAGTTATTCCACAAAATATTCGTCGTGCATTAGAACTTGTAAACGGCGGCACAATACAAAACTTCAAGCCACTTAATGCCAAAGCTGTTTGGGAATACATCTGTCCTACTATGTGGGGTCGTGTATTGGATTTTAGTAGTGGATATGGTGGCCGTATGATAGGTGCAATGACCAGTAACATGCGATATCACTACACAGGCATAGACCCAAATACCAAAACATATAACGGATTAGTTGCCCTGGGTGACCTGATACACGAAACAATTGGCACAACTTGTGACATGCATCACACAGTCAGTGAAGAGTTTGATCCTGAAGCAGGTAGTTATGATGCAGCTTTTAGTAGTCCTCCTTACTTTAATTTAGAAACATACTGTGACGAGCCTACACAATGCATGGTTCGTTGTAATAATATGGATGCATGGTTTGAACTTTACGTTGAACCTACATTAAAGATGTTACACAAAGAGAGAATATATAATTACAACATACACAATAATAGTGTTGTGTATACAAGGCCAAGAGAAGGCCGCAAACAAGGGCAAGTGAAGCCCGCAAAAGGAAATTAACTATGACAACGAAGACTCACGCTCAGACAATCAACGAGCAATATCTTAAATCAGACAGTCACTTTGTAACACTACAAGAACGCCTAGCTGAATCATTAAAAACTGCGCCACTATTTGTTGGACTACTAACTGGTGTAGTTGACGAATTCAAACGTCGACATAAAGAGTGGACAACCTTTACAGACTTGTTGTTGTGTAAAGCGATTATGGTCCCAATGGACAAAATTCTAATTGATACTACAATGCAACGCAGTCTTAATCTGCGACATGTGTTAAACATTCTTCAACACTTCCGTAGCACAATGACTATGGCAATTCAAGTGTATGAAGATGCCAGTAAGCCCGGTTACTATATTGCGTGGGACGGGCAGCACACCGCAATCAGTTTGTATATTATTCTTACAAAAGTGTTTGGCGAACGTACAGCACAAACAATGATTCCTGTTGTTGTGTACAACGTAAAACACAAACTAGAAATTCGTCGTAACTTTATTTTGTTGAACGGCGATGCTAAAGAAGAACTAGACTTTATTGACAAGTATAAGCAGATGGTATACGGCTCTAAAGTTGACGGAGCAGACGACACTGAATGGACTGACACAGCTAAGAAGAACGACTACCTTGCCTCAGCAGGCTTGTTTGCTACACACAGTAAGTTTGGCGATGAAGACCAACCAGGTGCATTTAGTTTGCTGGCTGACACACTTATGAGTAAGAGCTTGAAGACCCGCAAGGATCCAGAAGTTACTCGAATGTTTGCCACGTATTGGACTTATCTAAATCAAGAACGTGCAGTTGAACCTAAAGAAGCTAGGCAGTTGTATGAATACTTCAACTTGTGTTTTGAACAAAACATTACAGTTGACGAAGCATACTTGCTAGAGTTTGCAGCATTTACAAAAGAATACTTTGATGGCGACTTTGGTCCTAACGGTCCGTTTTGGGATAAAGTTAAAATGTCCTACGAAGAATGGTATAAGAAGGCTAACCCAGAGTCATACGCTGAGTCAGGCCTACGCGGCTTTACTTCAGAAATGCGTACTGGTATTCCGTTCTTGATTGCACAGGTTAAGAAGAGTACCAAGCTGTCTGTTCCTACATATTCAGCTAACAACGGTTTTACTGTTGCTAAGAAGGACTTGTGGTAATATGTCTACGCTACGTGATCCAAGCAAGGATAAACTTAAAAGTCAAAGTATCCTCAAGGAACAGTATCGCCTACAATGTAAGTGTAAGTTAGAAGATTGTGATAACGATATCACAATCTTTGATGGCCCGGGCAGTGACGGTTACTGCCGTGAACATCAGTTACAACTTGCAGAGTATGGCGGTATGGGTAAAGCAGACCGCCCACATACATTCTATCGTGGATGGGTATGCGAGTGTTGCAAATACGATCCACGTATTGATCCACAGTTTGATGACATTGAAGATCCATTCCATAAGTTACGTTGTATGCGAGGAGTGATGCATGGAGACCACTTGGAGCGTAAAAGCGATGGTGGAGCAGATACAGCAGAAAATATCCAAACATTGTGTTGCCGTTGCCATATGATTAAGACTTATAAAGAAAAGGATTACCTCAAAGGGTCTGCTTCATAAATACCCAGTAAGAGGTATATATGAGAATTCTAATAACTGGCCATGAAGGCTTTATTGGGCGCAACATGTTGGCCTGGTGTGCAGCAGAAGAAGGCTGGCACGTAGACGGATGGGAATGGGATCCGCTAAACTATCCTGATGTTCACTCGTATGATTGGGTTATACATTTAGGTGCTATTGCAGATATGACATGCACAGATGTGGATGCCATCCTAAAACAGAATTTTGAATTCAGTCAATGGCTGTTTAATGAATGTAATAAACACGGTGTACATTTACAATACGCAAGTTCAAGTTCAGTTTATGGCGATACAAAAGACTTTAGTGAACACTCTGCTTGTCATCCACAGACTCCTTATGCTTGGAGCAAGTATCTATTTGATCGTTGGGTGTTTCAACAAAAACTTACTATAATGGTTCAAGGTTTCCGTTACTTTAACGTATACGGAAAATACATGCACTTACGCGGCAAACGAGCCAACGCTATACACAAGTGGCGCCAGCAAGCTCGCAAAGAGGGTAAAATTACTGTATGGGAGAACGCTGAACATGTTCGTCGTGATTGGACTTGGGTTGGCGATATATGCCGTTTGCACATTGACTTCATTAAACAAGTTAATGGGTCTGGAATTTGGAATGTTGGTAGCGGGCTTACACACAGTTTTTTAGATATAGCAGAAGAAATAGCAGAACAAGAAGATGTTCCTATTGAGTTCGAACCAGTTCCTCAAGTTGAACTTACCCGCTTTAGACACTCAACTAAAGCTGATTTAACTAATCTTAAAGCTACAATTGGCAAACGTAAATGGCTCAATGTATTTGAGTTCCTAGCTCAGTAATAGTAATAAATACACTATTACTAGGGCATGGACTATGCGAGCAAAAGATATACTAAACGAAGACTGGCAAAAAGTAAACAAAAGCGACAAGACTGACGGCATGAGTAACAAAGCCGTCAAAGCCTATCGTCGTGAAAATCCAGGCAGTAAACTTAAAACTGCCGTAACCACAAAGCCTAGCAAATTAAAAAAAGGCAGTAAAAGTGCCAAGCGCCGTAAGAGCTTTTGTTCTCGTATGAGCGGAATGAAGAAGGCCCATGCGAGTGCGAAAACCAAGCGAGATCCAGATAGCCCAATCAATAAAGCACTACGTCGTTGGAATTGCGAAAGTATAGAACAGAGCATTCAAGAAATTGAACAACAGTTAGAAGAAGCAAAGAAAAAGACTCTTAAGAATAGTAACCCATGCTGGAAAGGTTATCATCCAGTAGGAACAAAAAAGAAAGGCGGTCGTACCGTACCCAACTGTGTACCTAAAGAAAGTATGGATGAAGCAGCTAACGCCGCACAACAAGCAGCTATTGCTATCTCAATGAAGAAAGCAGGCAAGAAACCTAAACAAAAAGTAAGTGAGTTTGCACCTGTTGATAATGGGGGTATGAAACCTCCGCGTGGTCCTAAAACACCCGGTAAAGATCCCTGGGGCGACAATGATCCTGGCGATGATCCTTACAGCAGACCTAACCCAGAATATTATAATCGTAGCATAGACTTCTTTGGAAAGTTTGAAGCAGATCACTTTGACAAAGAAGACTTTAATGAAAAGACTGGGGTGTTCAAAGGCTATTGGGATTATGACGGCGAACTTAAACAGATTGCTTATTTTAAATTTGATGATCCTCAACAAGCTGCTAGAGATTTTAACGACTCTCCTGGCATGGGCTGGTATTACGAACCGGAAAACGAAGGTTTAATGGAAGCTAAATCACAAAAGCAACAACAATCTCCAAAGCCACGCAACTTTGTAGCTAAGAACGCAACAACAAGTGGTGCAGGCGCACACAAAGATAAAAAGAAAGCTGAGAAGCAAGGTGATGTTAAACACAAAGGTAAGATGTTGGATATGGCTGAAGACGCTGAACCTATGGATCGTGAATTTGCCTTAGTTAAAAAATTAGGTAGACTTGGTGAGCGCATTGTGCAAAATCCAAAACTTTGGGACAAGTATTCTGAAGTTGTTGAAGGTGATGATCCTGATTGGATCATTAGTTTAATACAAGACGGCACAGGTGCCACATCAAATGAAGTACTTCGTCTTAGTGACTTGTTTGGTGAAATAGGTGGAGGCTTAGGACGCATTATAGATTTTGCCTGGGCTGTGAAAGAAGGCACATGGGAAAAAGATTTCCTTAATCCATATAGACAACATAGAAGTAAACGGGATATGGCAGAAGCCCAGGAGGATGGAACAAGTTACCAGGGTAATGTTAAAAACAAAGGCAAGATGTTGGACCTTGCAGAGATGGACAGCATTTTAGAAAAAGCCAGCAGACAACTTTGTAAGAGCTCTAAACCAGATGATGATCTTGGAGCAAGCAATCTAGCTTCATGTAAGAGTCAAGGGCTCAGAGCAAGGGACGGAGAAAAAAGTCACTTAATTGGCCATGGAAATAGTTCTGTTAGAATTAAAGTGGGCGGAAAAAGAATCAAAGGTAAGAAGTATGGCGGACCCTTGCCAGATTATGGTACTAGGAAGGGACAATAATGCGATTCAGAGAATTTTGTAATGAAATGACTCTAGACCAAGTTATGGGCAGTCTAATTGGCAAATCGCCTATGTCGTTAGGTTCCCTGGGACTAACTTTAGATCCAGAAATTAAAACAGATACTCCGTTTGATCCTAAGACTAATACACCTCCTAGAACAGATGCGCCAACAACATCAAACAATATAGTTCAGACAGATGTTAAAAGCGGCTTACCAGTTAAAGGCCCAATTACCAGTGGATTTGGAAGACGAAAGAGTGGTATGCATTACGGAACAGATTTTGGTGTGCCCGTAGGAACTCCTATTGTTGCTCCCGACGATGGTGTTGTTTGGATGGCTGGATGGGGCGGCGATGCTGGCATCATGGTAGCCATTAATTCTGGAAATGTTCAACACAAGTTGATGCATTTAAGTGCAACTAAAGTAAAACCTGGCGACAAAGTTAAACGAGGTCAGGTAGTTGGTTTAAGTGGCAACACAGGATATAGTACTGGCCCGCACTTACACTGGTCTAAATATGTTGCCGGCAAACCAGTTGACCCAATGCAAAATGTAGGTTAAAATATGAGATATAAAGAATTTACAGAAGATTTAGATACAGTAATGAGACAAATGTTAGGTGTTGGTCCATCTGGGTTAGATGCATGGGGAGCAATAAAGCAAAAGATTCAATCAATTACATCACCAGAAAAAACTGATAAACCTGCAACGTCAACTACACCCACACCTGCTACAAAATCTACACCAGGTACTGCTAAAGATGCAACTGCACCTCAAGATAAGGACTTTCACACTAAACTAAGAAAAATTGCTGATGCACTTGGGGTAAGATATGAAGACCTTTATAAAATTATAAAAACTGAAACAGCTGGAACATTTAAACCTGACTCTAAAGATCCGTTTGGAGTTTCAATTGGCCTTATTGGGTTTACAAGGGACACAGCTCGTAGTCTAGGAACAAGCAGAGAAGAATTAGGCAGAATGACTGCTTTACAACAGTTAGACTATGTTTATAAATTTTATAAAAAAGTAGGTGTAAAGCCTGGAGACGATGCTGGAATGATTTCAATGAGAACATTTATGCCAGCATTTGCAAACTCTTCTGACAGCACAGTTTTAGGAAAGAAAGGCGGCGGAATGTTGATGTTGCCTAACGGAAAACCATCAGGCCTAAGTATGCATTTAGTGTGGAAACAAAATCCATTATATGCAAAAAGCAAAGGTCGTGATTCTTTCACAGTCGGTGATGTGAAATCTTTTGCACGTAGTCGTTAACTTATAAATAATCCATGCATTTAGCTGGCAACATTTTAATCGCTCCTCCTGCAATGAAGGGGAATTTTTGGCACAAGACCGTTATTATGATAACTGAACATCATAATAAAGGAAGTGTAGGCCTTGTTCTTAACAAAAGAAGCAATCTCAGTGTAGTTGAATTTGCTGATCAATTAGGATTTTCAATCGATGTACCTGGATTCGTTTATGTAGGCGGACCAGTGAACACTAAGAGTCTTTGCCTTTTACATACAACTGATTGGATCAGTAAAAACACACTTCAAATAGACGATACATTTTGTCTAAGCTCGGCTGATGATATATTGCCAAGACTGGCAATGGGAGATGCTCCTGAACAATGGAGATTGTTTTTAGGATTATCAGGTTGGGCACCCGGACAATTAGTTTCCGAAATAAAAGGTAGTCCTCCTTGGAACGAACAACATAGCTGGTGCATTGCCAGTGCCGACGAAGAAATGGTTTTTGGAACAGATGAAAAGGATCAGTGGTGCAAAGCACTGGACCGTTCCGGCATGGAATTTGCCCAAAACATACTAGCTTAAAACTCTTGACATAAGTACTTAATGAGCTTACAATATAAGCTCATAGGTTGGGTCTGTAAACACAATCGAAAAGGAAGTAAAATGTCAGACACCCTCGTCTTGAACGCTGATGGTCAACCAGTCAGCTACTTGCCATTAAGTACTATTAATTGGCAAGAAGCTATCCGATATATGGTCTTAGACAAGGCCAATGTATTATTTTGGCATGAAAATTGGATTGTAAGATCCGCACGTTGGGAAACTCCTGTTCCTAGTGTAATCATGTTGCAAGACTACATGAAGCCAAAACATGCAGTCCGCTTTAGTCGCGGCAATGTTTACCTACGAGATAGCGGACAATGTCAATATTGCGGAATTAGTGTAGAAAGAAAAGATTCTACGCTAGACCATGTACATCCAATTTCAAAAGGTGGAAAGACTGTTTGGGAAAATTGTGTTACCGCGTGTGGCCCATGTAATGCTGACAAGGCAGATAAGACCCATACACATAAGCCTAAAATCAAACCTTACAAGCCAGACTACTTCGAACTTGTAAATAAGCGTAAGAAGCAAGGCTTCGCATTGAGGTTTGAAGAATGGTTACAATTCATTTAAAAAAGTTATTTTGGAAAATCTTAGGCTTTCTTAGTCTAGGTATGGCGTATGTCGGAGTGGTAACACCCGGCATACCCTACAGTCCGTTTGTGGTCTTTGCGGCCTATTGCTTTGCCAAAGGATCGCCTAAGATGCATGCCTGGTTGTACAATCACAAGCTGTTTGGTCTGTTCTTAACCAACTGGGGTGAGAAGCGAGTATTTCCTCAAAAGATGAAATACTTTATGCTTGCCATGATGAGTTTAAGTTTAGTCTTAATGTGGAGTAGTGGTGTTAAGCCCATAGGGATAATTTCTACTGCGCTCTTCATGGCCTGCGTGGCTCTATGGGCTTGGCGTTATCCTAGTTCAGTTGAAGAACATGATCGTCGTATTGCTGAAGGTCGCAAAATAGGCTGGTTCAACAATAGCTTTTAACATAAATATGTGTAGTTATTAGAGGGCTACGCATGAAAAAATTATTAGCTATATTATTGTTAGTGCCAACACTAGCATTTGCACAAAAAACACCACAAGGCGTTACATATGACGCACAAATACTGAGGGTAAGTGACGGCGACACTATTGTTATTAGTGCGCCGTTTCTTCCTAAACCGCTCAAGCCAGAACTTGCAGTTAGAATCTACGGAGTTGACACTCCAGAAAAAGGACACAGAGCTCAATGTGCTTCAGAAGCTCAACGAGGAGAAGCCGCCTCAGCCTTTACTAAGAACGCAGTGGCCACTACCCAAAAGTATCAAGTTACACTCTATGCGTGGGACAAGTTTGGTGGTCGTGTATTGGGAGATATCATATTGAATGGCGTTAGTCTACGTGCAGAATTAATCCGCAACGGATTTGCTCGTGAGTATTTTGGCGATGCAAAACAAAGTTGGTGCCAATAATGAACCCAAATGATTATCCAGTTTATCCAGAGGAAGATGGTTATGACCGCCCGAGAAATCCTTACAGCCCTCACTAAAAATTTTATAGCAGGCCTTGCTATGTATAGTATCAGCATGAGTCTTGCCTATGGCGGATATGTTGGACAAGAATATAGTGATTGGTGCGATCCTAGATTCTGTTGCCCACCAGAGACACCAAATGAGAGCAAATGAATTTACGCCTGGTAATAGAGATTTAATCATCTTTGATATAGATGATACTTTACTTCATACCACAGCTAAAATTAAAGTAGTTGATGCTAACGGAAACATTGTTCGTGAATTAACTAATCAAGAGTTTAATAATTATAAACTACAACCTGGCGAACAATTTGACTTTGGCGAGTTTCGTAATGCTGAAAAGTTCCGCCAGGAAAGTAAACCAATTGTTCCAATGATTCGTAAACTCAAAACAATACTAAGTCATGCTGGCAATGCTAAAGTTATTATGCTGACTGCTCGTGCAGATTTTGACGACAAAGAAACATTTTTACAAACATTTGCAGACTTAGGTATTGATATGAGTCGTGTTCATGTACACCGAGCTGGTAATTTGCCAGGAAACGAATCTCCTGCTTATAAAAAAGCTATCTGGGTTCGCAAGTACTTGAACACTAAACAATACGGACATGTTCGTTTGTATGACGACAGCATGAGTAATTTAAAAGTATTCAAGGATCTTAAAAAAGAATATCCACAAGTAGATTTCCGTGCTATCTATGTTGGCCCAAGCGGCAGTACTCAAGTTATTGAAAGTCAAGACGAATACGAAATACACAATTACGAAAAATTAGACGGTATTCTAAGTGAACTTGCTGATCTAGTAGTTAAAGGTCAGCGCAAAGATTCAGACAAGTATGGGATGGTAGCCGCAGCAGTATTAGACAACGATAATAATCTAGTCAAAGGTATTAACTTGCCGGCTCCAAATGGTAAACGACGCCATGCAGAACGTGTAGCTATAGACAATTATGTAGAACAGTATGGAGATATTCTAAAAGGTAGTATTATAATTACAACATGTAGTCCGTGCAGTGAACATATGGATGAACGATACGGAGAAGACTGCACACAGCTGATTAATCAACACGGTGTTAAGAAAGTGTATGCTGGTTATATGGATCCAACACAGGAAGAAGAACATCGAGACTTTAACATAATGGAGACAGAAAACAGCTCCATTAGGGATATATGTAAAGAATTCGCAGATACATTTCTGCATCTTAGTGAAAACTTTGTTAAGGCAAAAGGTGTGGCGGAGGCCTCAGAACAAAAATATCTATGGCATGGTTCAAGACAAAAGATTCCTATGTTAGAACCACGCCAATCAGTTGATACAGGTGGTGCCGCAGGTAGCAATCAAAATGCTATCTATGCTACCAGTGATCCTAAAGTTGCTATCGCAGTTGGTGGGTTAACTACTCCCGATTCAGATACCGCAATGTTTCCTAACGATCCACAGATGGTTTTGTTTAGTGGCAAGATTAGAAAAGGAGAAAATGTGTATCTACACAAACTACCTTTTTATAGTCCAGATGGTAAACCGCAGTTTGTTCAGGGCGCCCATGACAGGGAATTTTATTCAATACCTGGAGTAAAAGGTATCAAACCTACAGAAATAAAAGCAGTTCCGGTAGACAAATATCTTAATCTAATCAGGAAGGCAACTCCTGCTGATTTGGAATTACGTAAAAAGAATATGAAAGAGCAAGGTGTGGCGGAAAACTTTGCTGACGGTAAGAATCCTCAAGATAAAGGTGACAGCAAACGTCACGGAGTTCCTACTAAGGCAAGTGTAAGTACATTGCGTAAGGTTGCTAAACAAGGTGGACGTAAAGGGCAACTAGCACATTGGATGGCTAATATGAAATCTGGAAGGGCAAAAAAGAAATGAAAAAACTATTATTAATAATTGCAGTTGTAAGTTTAACAGGATGTTCTACTATCCAACAATGGATACCAGTTCGCTGGGATACAAATCAAAGTCAATCAATTACAACAATACAACAAACAACACGTAGTTTTAATTGTGCAGGCGATATTGCTCAACAGTCAAAAGATCTAGCACAAAAAGTAGAATGGTTTGAAATCTATGCCAAAAGTAAACCAACTAGAGATGTAATTGTTCCTGTAGGTAAGATGCATGACTCTGTAAAAGAGTTAGTGGATAGAACAAGCAAAGGTCCAGTTAGTCCAACTTATTGCGAGATTAAGAAAAAGATTTTAATACAACAAGCAGATATGCTGGCTCATACTGTGCAAGGGAGATTCTAAATGTCAGATAGTTTATTTCAATTAGCAGGATGTGGTTTACCTTGGGCTGAAACTCGTGCTCAGATGGCACTACAAATTGCAGAAGCAAATCGTAACGGAGAGATCAGTGCAGACGAAGCTCGTGCTTTGTTAGAGGATCTAGTTAACACTGACAAGTTAAACGAAGAAGCAACAAACGCTGAAGCACGTTCTATGCTGGTTTTCGGTGTAACTCAAATAGTTCAAATGCTTGTTTAAGAGCATTGACTAAATCTTCAATCATACCATCGTCATGGTATGGAGTAGGAGCAAAGCGCAACCGCTCAGTGCCAACGTCAACAGTAGGATAATTAATTGGTTGTACATAAATGCTATGTTCATTTAGTAAGTAATCACTAATAGCTTTACACTTCTTAGCATCACCAATTAACACAGGAACAATATGTGTTGTTGAACAATCCATAACTGTAATTCCTGCTTTTGACAATTCTTGTTTTAATTTTCTGGCTCTGTCCTGATGACGTTCTCTAACTTCATTATGTTCTTTTAGAAACTTAATAGCTGCTAGTGCTCCGCTACAAGTAACAGGACTCATACTAGTAGTAAAAATAAATCCTGCGGCTATGCTACGAATCGCATCAGCAACAACGCCATCACACGCAATATATCCGCCTTGTGTTCCATACGCTTTGCCTAATGTTCCGTTGACTATATCAATTTGATCTTCAAGTCCTAACTCTTCAACTTTACCAGCACCAGTTAATCCGTACAGGCCAACAGCGTGTACTTCATCAATATAGGTAATTGCTTTATACTTTTTAGCAAGTCTACAAATATCCTTTATTGGACTAACATCTCCATCCATACTGTAAACACTTTCAAATACTATACAAGGTGTGTTACCCTGAGCAAAACTAATTTTAAGTTTCTGTTCTAGATCTTCTAAGTCATTGTGCTTAAACACAACTTTTTTGGCTCGGCTGTGCTGTATACCAACAATTATACTGTTATGATTATTACTGTCGCTTATAAACTCAATGTTAGGAATAATCTTACTTAGAGCAATCATAGTCCATTCGTTGGCAACATAGGCGCTGCTAAACAGCAGAGCTTTTTGCTTTTTGTGTAACGATGCTAGTTCGTATTCTAGTGCCACATGATAGTGACTGGTACCGCCAATATTGCGTGTTCCGCCAGATCCAGAACCTGTATGATCTAGGGCTGTGTGCATGGCATCAATTACCACTTTATGTTGGCCCATGCCCAAATAATCATTACTACACCAGTTTACAATATTTTTAATATTGTAAGGTCCGTACCATATTGCTTTTGGAAACTTGCCGTTTTCACGTACAATGTCGTTAAACACACGGTATTTGCCGTTTTCTTTAAGTTCTGCTATTAGTTGTTCAAAAGGTTCTTTGTTTATCATAGTACTTTATTTACACTAAATACAGAATACAGGAAAAAGATTATGAGAATTCAAGATATTATACGCGGTTTTATAGATATGATTGACCAACATCAGCAACCTGAGCCTGAGCAAACAACTACAGTTATTGTTGCTCATCCTACAGCTACTATAGATGAGCCAGAAGATGCTAGCCCGTTATCACACGCAGGCGATGACATGCGTAGACTGCGTCAAATTATAGACTTGGCAGACAATGACGGAGTTGAGCCTTACGGTAATACTCCTAAAGAAAAGTACGCAGACATTGATGCTGTTACTGTGGACGCAGGCGGCGGAGTTAACGGTCCTAAACATCCAAGCGACATTCGTGTACAGCATCCAAGCATGTATCCTGATCATCAACATAGACGAGGAGAGTAACATGTCAGCAAACGGTATTTCAAGATTAGCAACTAGAGAATTACGTCAGAAAGCTAAATTAGATTTAGCACAAACAAAAAGACAAGCTGGTGGCGACACTACTAAGCCGTATTATCGTGTGAATAATACATACAACATAGATGCTCTGCCTACAAAATATAGTGGTAATACTGTAGTTGACAATCCTAACGTTGGAGGATTAATCCAGGGACGTCCCTGGATCAACATTGCCGGCATCACATTTGATCCTGACATTTACTTCTACAATAGAGTAGGAACTACTAATGCCAATGGGTATTTTGGCCTCGACTTCACGCCAACAAATGATGATCTAGAGTTCTTCGACAATCCTGTGGTTGCACCTGTGACTGAAACACAAGGCACCTTAGTCACATTAAATATCACCTCACAGCCTCAATACAATTCTATTCTGTTGATAGGTTATTTCCTTGCGCCAACAACAGAAACATACACCTTTTTCACCAGCACAGACGATGCCAGTTACATGTGGATAGGTCCCAGTGCCATTGAAGGATATACTCATACCAACGCTGTGGTGCAAAACGGAGGACTACATGGAGTCGCTGAACAAAGTGGCACTATCAGCCTAACACAAAATATCTATTATCCAATTAG